CAAGATGTGTATTCTTATCTTCTACAAGATAATCTTGAAATTTCTTCATTTAACACTCTTTCCATATGTATATTATATACTTATTATTTATAATAGTCAAGCATTACTTAGCAATTACAAACTGCCCTGATAGTGGCGTTCTTGATGTTATATACTCAAAAGCCAGTCTTAAAAACTGATTAGCTTTATCTTGTTGATTCTCTTTGAAAAATCTTTTAAGATCAGGCATTACATTATTAATAATAGAAATGGCACTAATAGCACCTCTTTCAAAATCAAACCTTTTTTTATCCGGTCTTAAATATTCAATATTTGCAAGGGCCTTAAAATAATCCTGTTCGCCTGCTATATATTTTCTCAAAGTATCAGCTGCAAGTTTAGGATCGACAAATGATAATATCTCACAGAATACTTTTATCGATCCTATTGAACCGCCTCTTGCTTCTGCTTTTGAGAAAATTGTTTCTGCAACAAATCTTTTTGCTGATGGGTCGTGTCTTAGTTTTATTTCACCGCCAGTCTGTAAAAGTATTCTCATATCTCTAGTCTCTGCTTTTTGACCATACATAACTTTTTTATATGGTTTCCAGTCAGTTACACTTTTGATTTGTATACCTTTAATAACTTTTATTTCATCTTTTCTATTAAAATTAACTTTTTGTAATCTAACATCTGTTTTTGTAACTTTCTTTAACGACAATGGTAATAAGTCACCACTATCAATTAGGTCACTAACTAATATATTTAAGTTTTGAAAGGTATATATTTTTGGTTTAGCCTTTTGTAACTCTTTTGCTATTGTCATTTTTGCTTTAGGACTTGCTAAATATATATCAGCAGGTGACCACTTATTAACATTACCAAATTTTGCTTGAGTTCTATATCCTGATTTATTTGCAACTTTAAATAACTGCTCAATATTACCCATGACATCACTATCGCCACGAAAATAAAATAACTTTTGAAATCCTGCAGGTGCTAATTTTAAGTCTGAATCAATAGCATTAATATCGTTTACAAGTTTTTTGGCAATTAATAGTGATGATGTATACCAGGACAAGTCGTCTGCTAAAAATGATTCTATATCTTTTAGGGTTACGCCAGGAGTATCTAATCTTTTATTAGATAAATTAATTGTGCTGACACCTACAGCTGATCTAAATGAATTATAGTCAGGTACTTTTTTTATATCAAATATTTTGTTAGTTTTTATTTTGCCTAGATAGTCTGCAACAGCACAAAATAGTGCCTGTGAACTCTCAAATAATGCTGTTTTATCTGCCATACTGTTATTTATATACTAACAGTACCGTCTTGTCAAGCAGAATCTGGCGGGATCGAAGGGACTCGAACCCTCGGCCTCCTGCGTGACAGGCAGGCGTTCTAACCAACTGAACTACGACCCCCTAAAGTAAGTAAAAAACTCTTATTCTTTTACTTCTTCAAATTCAATATCAGTAATATTATCTGTAACATTCTTTATCATTGTAGGTTTTGACGTTTCTACATTTTGCAAACCTAAAGTTGTACCTTTAAATACTAATGACACTCTAAACTTATCACTTTCAACTGCCCTTGCAACATGAGGTATTCTAGCATCAAATACTACAACACGACCAGGTTTAGGCCAAAATGATTTCTGAACATCCATATAATGTTCATAAGGATTACCAAAACTATAAGGACTATTAATTGCCAGTGCCTTCTGTTCATCAGTTATATTTGGTGTCCAAAGTTCTAGTGTGCCACCATCTTCTGGTGTCATATCAGGCGTTAGATATACAATTACAGTATATTGATTGCCAGTCCATCCATCGAGATGAATACCACCAGATTGATTTGGTCCATGACCATTAAGATAATGTCTAATTAATTTAAGACCAGGATTAATATTATCCCAAATCTCTTTAACCCAATCTTGTTCAATCTCATAATCAACTCTTTCAGTATCACTACCACCTAAAGTTATATGTTTATATCCAGCAGACTTGCCTTCTTTTTTCATTTCTGGTGTTGAATACCATCCGTCTTGCCAATCCATTGCCATTGCAGCATCATAATATTTTTTGATTTGATCGGGAGTAAAGTCACCATCATTAGATTGAAAGGCTCTAGACCAATCAGCTCCAGAAAGAATACTAGGATCAAATGCATATTCTTTTTTAGTAGCCGGATTTGTTATAACAAATTTGTCTTCCTTATTTTTTAATCTACTTATATCAACATCTTCACTCATGTTCTTTATCCTTTTCCTCTTCTTCCTCAAATAGTATCATAGTAATCAAACTATAAATTGCCATGTCCATTAAAGTATCTTTGATACCCTCTTCTTTAAATTTGAACTCGCCCTTTTTGATGAAGTTACTTATGCGAGCATATTTATCCCCCATACGAATAACTGATCCTTGCCAGGCAGGTACACCTGATAATTCAGATAATCTAAAGTTAGCAAATATGTCCTCATTAGCACCATAGTCGTGGCGCTTCTTATCATGCAACTCTTTTATTACATCTAAGATTTCATAAAAGCGTTGACTTTGTTTATTAATCATTTCATTCATTATATTTTTCCATATGTTAAAAAATTAACAACACCCCCATTAGGTTCCCACTGCTTGTATTTGTTTTGTAGGTCGCAAACTTTTTGAGCATCATCTTCAAACTCGGTTTGACAAAGAATACTACCGGTTGGTCTTTCAATGACCAACCATCGTATCTTTTGCTTTCTCTTACTAAGTTTTATCTCATAAGATAATTTTTTTCTTTTTGCAACCCTTTTTTTCATTACTGAGCAGTTGGTGTTTCAGTTGTTGGTTCTGTTGGCGCTTCGTTAGCAGTTGTTTCTGCTTCTACTGGTAAGTTATCTGTTAGATACTTTCTATGATGATCTAAAATCAACTTACAATTTTCTACATCAGCAACTAAAGTATTAAGTCTACTTTGATAATTGTTTACTTGTACAATAGAATTTCTAACCTTAGCGTCTAGTTTAGTTTCATCATATGTCTTGTCATTAATCGTTATAGTCATTATTAGTCTCCTTTTGTAATATTAGTAGCAGACGTTTTACCTTTTTCTTCGGTTAGATCGTATGTTACAGTTTGTCCTTCGTCTATTGATTCAATACCTGCAGCTTGTAGTGCGGATACATGAATGAAAGCATCTTTGCTTCCATCTTCTGGTGTAATAAATCCGTAACCTTTTTTAGCATCGAACCATTTTATTTTTCCTGTTGTCATTTTAGTTTTTAGTCCTTTCGTTTGTTATATTTTAAAATCCGAGAATGTTCCCAGTTTTTTAAACTTAGTGTCATTTATAGTTGTAGATGGTTGCCCACTTTCAACTAAGTCCGTTTGTGCTGATTGCTCAACATCATAAAATCTCATCTTGGATCTATCAACACCAAGAATAAATTTTCTATTGACCGTAGGGTCATTATATCTATTCTTTAGTTGTTTCACCATGATTTGATTTTTTTCTTCTAGCTCTTCACTTGATATTAAAGCAAACATAAAGTCTGCTGTCGCAGGAAGGCCAAAACTTTCTGAGGTATCTTCTAACCCCACATCGCTACTTACAAAACCACCTCTTGTAGTTTGAGTAGCAGAAAATATAGGTATATTATTTTCAACTGCTAATCCCCGTAGTTCTTCTGCAATTGATTTAATGTATGTATAACTATTCACATTTGTACCTGCTTTAAATCTTGATGAGGAACATATATTTAGATAATCAATGAATACAATATCTGGTTTAAATGATTTCTTTAATGCTAACTCACTAATGAGATTTTTGAAATGTCCTGTATGAGCAGATGCCGTAGGGTATTCTTTAATGATTAAAGTACCTGTTGTTTTACTTTGTAATTTATTTATCTTTGTTTCATACATTTGATATGGCAATTCTTCTAAATCACTCATACCAACATTCAAAAGGTTTGCATCAATTCTTTCAGCAATTCTTTCTTCAGCCATTTCTAAAGTAATGTATAAAACATTTTTACCTTGTAATAAGATTGATGAGGCAAGATGCGTCATAAACATTGTTTTACCAACACCAGTACCTGCAAGACAAATATTTAAAGTCTTACTTGGTATTCCCCCTCTTGTAATCTTATTGAAAAAATCTAAATCTAATTCTAATCTTTCTTCTTTCTTTTTATAGAAATCAAATCGTTCTTTTGATTCTTGCAAATAATTATGCCCAACCTTTTGGTCAAAAGATACTGATAATGCTTCTGATAAAAGTTCTGGAAGATATTCCGCAGTATGTTCTTTATCTTTACCATCAAGTATTTGAATACCACCAAGTATTGCATTGTGTATGGCACGATCTTTACAAAAAGTTTCTGTTGTTTCTATAAGCCATTCTAAATTAATAGGTTCTGGATTTAATGTAGATAGAATATCTGTAATCTTTTTATATTCATCTTCATTGATTGTTCTATTACTATTAACTTCGATAGCCAAGGACTCTTTTGTTGGAAGATTATTATACTTATTGACAAACTTATAGATTTCTGTAAATAATATCTTTTCTAATCTATCTGAAAAGTATTCTTCTTTAATAAAAGGTAGAACTTTTCTACAATAAGTTTCATTATGGATTAAATTCCTAAGCGCTGTTCTTTCAATTCTTTCCATCAAGTTCCTTTTCTTTCATTTTTTCGTCTAGTAACACAACTAATACATCACCAATATGATCTATAAACTCTTGACTATCTGTATCAGCAGATATTTTGTTTTCAATAACTGTATAGTCAAACACCATTGGTAGTTGTCCATCAACTGCTTCTGATTCAGGTCTAAAGCCTACATTACCATATTTGTAAACGATACCTGCATAAGGACCACTAATCAATTTAAGACCAGTGAAGTCCTCTCCAGGTTTCTCTACAAACACATAGTCTTCCCTATGTTTAGGACTCGTTGTTTTGTGTGGTTGAGGTTTCTTCTGTGTCAATTACTTCTCCATATTTAAATTCTTTAGCACAAACAGCATCCAATTGTTCTAATATTTCTGGTGTGAAATACTTTTCAGGATTATTGTTTATTGTTTTACCAAAGGTCTTAGTACCATCTGGCAATTCAACTCTCGTAGATACTGATTTGAATATGTTATATTTTAATGCTAAATCTAAAAGTCCATAATATCTGTCTAGACCTCTATCATAAGTTAATCTGACATCTACTACTTTATTTTCTTTTGTTAATCTGGATTTGTAATTTTTACAATGAATAATATTACCAATAACTTCTGTTCCGTCTTTTTCTTTTCTCTTAGATAGATAGACAATAGAACTAGCCGCATATTTAAGACCAGAACCACCGCCCATTTCTTTAGTTGGGAACATACTACCGATAACATCATAGGTGTGATTTGTTATGATAAGAGGAACTTTCGCCTTACCTAACTTTAATGTTAATACTCTAAAGGCAGCCTTGACTATTTGAGCCCTTGTCATATCTTTAGTTTCTTTACCTGCCTGTGTATCTTCCATTTCTTTAGTAGTTGATAACATACCTAAGGAATCTAATACAAGCAATAATGGTTTTCTTTCAGAAGCACTTTGTTCAATATATTTTTCTAATACTGTTAGTGCTTGATGTCTAAATTCTTGAACAGTAGTAACTGGCATAATCACCATACGACTACTATCTATTTCTCTTTCTTCAATAATATCTTTTGTGATTGCTGATTCTGATTCAAAGAATATAACTCCGCCATCTGGATTTTGATCTAAGAAATGTTTACACATTCCTAACACAAAGAAAGTTTTACCTGTTGCACTTTCACCTGCGATAGCAGTTATCTTGTTTGAAGGTAAGCCTCTATGAATACCTCCACCAAGTAATGCATTGAATATATAAGAACCTGTATCAATAAAATCTGTTACATCACCTGACGCACCATCTGATACTAGACTAGCATATTCATTACCTGTCTCTTTTATTATATCTTTTAAAAAGTCACTCATTATTATTTACCTCAATTAGTCAATTAGATTATTATTAGTATACACTATATATGTTTCTTTGTCAAGCAAGAAACTCATCTAATGTACTCTTTCTTGAACTTTTAAATAAGTCTGTTTCTGGCCCGAAGCACCATACATTTTCTATAAACATCTTATTCATAAAGTCTGCCTTTTCTTTTTCGTCTTTAAATAAA